CGTCTGCGTGACTACTCCTGGTGTTATTTCTCCGCCGTTTGTTTGTGTAGCGTACAAGTAATCAGAAAATTCGATATACGCATCAACTAATATCTGCGCCCGTTGTGTCGATGAGTATCTGGCAGGAAGGTTATCCGCCCGTTTCTTTATCTGTTCAAGCCCTGTTCGATACGATTCTGGGACGGATTTTTTAATACCGCCTCGCTCCGCAGCAATTATCATTGGCACAAGAATTTTATTAAGCGATTTATACGCCGCTTCTCCAATAACGCCTCGCGTATATTCGTCCGTTATATCAGACATCATAGTCAAGAGTTCATAAAGTGTCGAAGACCTTTTTTTACCAAACCAAGTACCGCCAAACTCCGATTTTATCTCCCCCTTAACCGCCACTACTTGCCCACTTTTTTCGACAAGCCCCGCTTTTTTATACTTAACCCGCGCCCCAAAATTCGCCAACCGCGCAAACCATCCGGATTCAACCGCCGGGTCAGCTTCAACCGTCTTTTGGTTTCTTGTAATGACCGCGTCCTGCAACCGTTTATTCAAATCCAAAAAACGCTTCATCGCTTCTTCATCCAAATCCTTAAACAACAGTATCTGCATCTCATTCTGTTTCAACTGAGAAACGGTCATAGTACCATTACCTACGACAGCTGCGGCCTCACTACCGATAGCTGCAAGATCGAGTATATCTTTCGTTTTCTTTTGTTCCGCAAAATCAAGTGCTTTCTTCTTTGCTTTATCCAATATATCCGCGTTTTCTTCAGGAGTAAGCCTGACCACTCCTGCCGGAGTATTTTTATATTCAAGATACTTCTCCCCTTCCGCATTCTTGACTAATTGCATTGGGTCTAAATCCATTAATGCTGAAAGATGCGCATCAAGCGCCTGTTTCGCATACGTCATGAATATTTTATTCCGTTCCTCCGGATCTATTGGTAAACCCCCACCAAGTTCAAGAGAGTACAAATTCTCTTCTAATGAAGTTAACGCGCTCTGTAAATCCTTCTCATCCGCGCTAAAAGCGCTCTTCACCGCGCCAGTCGCTGACTTCGTTAAAGCTATCGCCCCGTTTTGTTTAAACTTCTGCTCCCCCCAATCTATCATCTCGTTCTGTACCCGGCGCAACAGGATATTCGCATTCTCTACATACGCCTTACGAATACCTTTATCCGCGATATTATTCGCCGTCTGGTTAACTAACTGCGCGCCTTGCTCATAAAATACTTTCGACCCATTGCGCGGGTCGTCAGCATGTTGACCCTGAACGACAGTACGCAGTTCTGCCATCTTTTGATACGTCTCTTGTAAATACCCGTTCGCTTGCACATTCGTCAATGCCATGTCTTCTTGTTTTAACCGAGAAGAAATACTTTCCGCTTCTCTCGCCATTGACCGAACAGCAGAAGAAACACCAATATCCCCCGATGGCGCGTTTACGGACATCGACGCTAACGCCCTGCGGTTATATTCAGTTATTCTCATTTCGTCACCGCCAATCCGTATGATGTTACCGCACCGAATACCGAATTAATCATAGACGAAATACCGGCATATTTCGTCCGTGTCGCGCTTATCTTCGACATACTTTTTTGTATCTCCCCCCGGATTTCATACGACCTCGCTTCCGCTTCCGCCCACGACTTCGTTTGCGCAATAGTTATTACGCCCGATCCGCCGAAATTAACACCCGAACTCAGATAATCCGCTTTCTGCTGTTGCGCAGTCTGTTGCGCCATCGACCGGATTAACAAAGCATTGTGTTTAGCGTCTATTAACGCCATCTCACCTTGCATCTCAAAAAGACTCGCCTGCCCACGAGAAGAAATAAAATCTGCTATCCCCGCGCCTAACTGTAGCCCCGCACTTGCCATCCCCCATTGTTTTTTATCTAATCCCAAAAACGTATTTGCCGCCATATCACGTCTCCGCCGTTTCCATACGAAACGCCACACCGCGTATTTCGCACGGTTGCGGGTCTTCTTTATAAAAGTACACTACTTTTTCCTGCGAATATCCGTCTTTCGCCAATTGCACAGGTGTTTCCCCTGTAAACAACGCCGGAGGAAAATGCGTATAATCCCCTGCCTTTGAAAACTCGACTGTCGCTAACTTATATAAATCCGTCCCGAATTGCAAACCTAACGAATTACGCAAATTAAATGACACTTGATTTATTGTCTTCGTTTTCGTAAATCCGATACCGAATTGATCTTGCGGTACTAACGGTGTCAACGCCGCAATTCCTTTATACTTCAACCCAACGATAACGTACGTATACTGCCCATCAAGTTCGACTACACCATTTTCTACAACCGCATCCGCAGCAATACCCCCGTCGCCAAGAACCGAGACTATTTCTCCTTCTAAATGTTTCGCACCGGTTACTCGATCAGTCGATAAGTACCACGCTCCACTGGAAAGAGACAAATTCGTAAACTCTTCCAACACTTCGACCATAACTATCGTAGAATTGACATACTCGATTATCCGACCAACCCCAGACTCTTCACCCGTAAATATTTTTGCCTCTATCTCACGCCCAACGTCATCTTCAGAAAACATCGCGACAGACGCCGTAGCAGTAACAACCCCCGTCCCCGCAGACAATACTAAATCCGCAGTCTGTGTACCGTCATATATAATCGCGCTATGCAACCGTACAATCTTCTTCTGCGCTTCATACATGAGTTTCCGCCACTTCAAATCATCCGCCGTTTTATCGCCAGTATATATCTCCATACGTTCCGGCAGATCGACGTCAATAGTCATTTTCTCCTGACTTCTCCGCGTCACTCCGTTTATCGTCCGTTCAACGACACAATACAAAACGTCATACCCTTCTTCCCGCACCTGTCCGGAAATCGACAATATCTTCGCATCCGTACCAGCCATATCAATAAAAAACCATCCGGCGATCTGTTCCTTACTCTTATACACCAATCCTAAAAGCCGACCATCTGTCCGTAACGCCCAAAGAATGTCCGCAAACCATCGAGTATACGCTAATTCTTTTATCCCCGACCCGGATAGTTCATCAGAAATCAGCGTCTGATCGTTTGACGCGTACGAATCCATCAGAAGGTCATATTCAAAACTATTTATCTTTCTCTTCCCACGCTTAACATAAAAAACAGAAGAGCTCAAGAACACCGGTTGAATGTCCGCACCACCACAGTAATCCACAGGAACAACAGATAACGACGATGCCGTTATCGTAGAACCGTCACCCGTAGCACCTGTCACTTTATACATCCCGCCTAACGATCCAATCGCTAAAAACTTTGCCGTCCCGGCAAATAGCCGTATTTCATCAAACGTATTATTAATCGACTTTATCGGAAACACGACAGCCGATGCCGCATCTGAACTTACGGTGAACGTATCATACCGAGGAGTACCATCGTCTTCTGGTAACATAGACAACCAGAAATAATCAGGATCGCGCACAGTACCTCCAACGCAATACCGCCCGCCGTAGAACGCCACGGCGCCAGGCTGATCTTTCGTACATGCAACTATCCCGCCAGAAGTATAGATCGAATACCCCGAAGTATCAAAATTCGCACCGGTATCCGGGTCTCGTAAAGAAAAATGCGTCGTATCAGAAACCGTGATAAGAAAATATTGTTCATTTATTTCCGTCATCCCGGCAACACTGTGGATTATCACCAAGTCCCCGGTAGACAACCCATGCGCCTCTGCGGTCGTCACTACGCCAGGATTCGCTTTCGTTATACCAGAAATCGCCGTCGTAAACGGATCCGACGTCCGCGTATACCGCTCCATAGTCCAATTTAACTCACTCAACCGGGTTAATTTATATTGTTCGTGAAACCGATCCACGAAATATGTTATATCCCCTTGTTGCGCGTATTTTATCGAATCAAAATCGTCCTGATCATAAGGAGACTCTATCTCATACACCCGCGACACAGTACCCCCAGACGTGTACGCGCCAAATGCGGAAGAATCAATATCTACCCCATCCAAATCTTTAAGCGTAAACGTATGTGTCGTAGCGTTTGCAACAATATAAAACTGCCCGTTAAGCTCAGTCATTCCGCCAACGGAAGCAACATATACTTCGTCCCCATCAGTATACCCATGGCTCCCGGACGACAGCTCACATGGATTCGCCTGTGTCGCACCAGTAAGATTTTTCGATGCTTCAAGCAATATCCCATCATCATCATAAAAACGAACAATATTGTCTGTATGTTCGAGAGTATACGTCTGTGACTCGTTGAATGTAAACGCAAAATTTTTTGCAACACCATTCCCTTTCGTCCAACGGATAAACTCGAACCCCGGCGCGTAAAACAACCCGCCTTGTATTCGGGGAACCCAGTTTTTACAGTAAAGAAGACCGTTTTGGTATGCTTTTAAATCGTATCGACAGGAAAGGTTTCCCGATAATTGACCGCCATTGAAATTATTACGGGGATGTAATATCTCCACAGATCATCTCTATAACACTTGCGACCCATATCCGATGTATCCAGACGACCCACCGGAATACTGTCGGCGCGCTCCCGCAATCCGGCTTTCCGAATACGATCGCAGAGGACAAGACAGCCCATCAGCCGCTTGCGCCGCATTTTTAAACCTCGTAACAAGTTTTTCAATACGGGTAAAATCAGAGTTTTTCCCCGTTACTAAAAAAGATACACGATACGCTAATTCTGCCGCTAACAAATCACGAAAAGACGCCGACATCTTCGTCACGTCTTCCACGTCTTTTACATACCCAATGTTTAACGACTCCGAACCGCTGTTGTTTATAAGAATATACCCGTTCTCAATTGCGTATTCCCATTTTGTAAGCGGAATCGTATCGTCTTCGATGAACCGTAGACCACAAAAATTAGCCGGCAAAGCATATTGATCCGTATACCCAAACGCCGGGTCTTCCGTAGACCGCGCTAACTGTTCTCGCGCGCAAGAAAACCGGTACTGCCCTTGTTCCAAAACTGCCCTACGTGTCTGATCATACCACCGGTGACAATAAATCTCTATGTCCTTCTCCGGTGTTACAATATCGTTAACATTATCCGTCTTAAGTAAATCAGCAGCAAGAGTACATACTTGTTCCGGTCCTTGTGGTATAGACATTAAACCCTTTCGTTTAAAAGAGCCTTCGAGCCGCCTGTCTTCACAGGTCGGCCCGAAGGAAGAAACGCTACATTACGTTATGACTAATTCACAATCAACCACGACTGTTCCACCAGTCAGACCAAGAATATTACCCGTCATCGCGATGTCATATACAGACTCTTGTCCTGGTCCTGACGCCCCAGCCAGCTCCCACAACCGCTTACGCGAGTAGGACAACGGCAACGACACTAACGCGTTCTGCCCAGCGCCTAACGCGTGAATAGAAACTAAACTCAAGCCATCCGCAAAGATATCCTTGTCAATGACCGAAGTCGCACCGGACAGATTCGCTGTGTTACTCACCGTATGATACAGACCGAAATCAACGTCTGTCACACCGGTCATCCCGTCGGTATTACACACGGATAACGCAGTCACTATCGCGTTCGCCGGAGCCTGAAACAACCGGTAGACGGACGCATCGGAATCCCCGCTATCTATTGCGAACACCGCTCGCATTTTACGCGTTTCTCCGCCACCACCGGCAGTTACGTTTAACTGCGGATCCGCCTCATCATAAATTGCCCTGTCTACAACCGCCATGATTACCTCCTACGTTCTTATCTTCATCCTTGTTCAATCAATGAACACCCTAAAATACCCTTACGCTCCCGCCGAACCGGAAGTGTTGATCTTGATGACTTTGTTCCCGAACATACGCACAGCGCCAACTTCCATAACCCCTCTAACTTCCCAACTATTGATATAATTCGCGCGCTGATCGATGATCTCAAGGCTGATGTCATCGAAAATACCGTATATAATCGCATCATCCGCGAGAGCTAAACAAGTACGTACACCCGCAGTCGTCACGTCCAAAATCGCCGTATACGCATCCGGGTTTGACCCGAAAGTCACGACGTCCATACCCATAACATTTTCAAAACCGACAACACCGCGTCTTACGGAAAACGAATTTCCGTACAAACTATTAATAAGTTTTTCCGTGTTTAAAAAATCCGACTGCTCCTCGTCCGTTACGACGACAGTCACTTTCGACCCCGCCTCAAGCCCGATCTCTTTCGCGGTAAAATACTGCGCCAACGTCAACCAAGTATCATAATCCCACCCGGCCGTCGCAGTTATTGTACGCCCGCCATCTGAACTGAACGATATAGTCTGATCGCCCGCATTACCGTACGTAACCGTAGCAACCGCCGCAGCCACACCAACTCGATCCAACTCGCGGTTGAACGCTTTGTTCGCTTCGCTCATCAACGTAGCGGCAAAAGAATTGTTTTGCATGTTCTGACGTAATTGGCGTTCATCCATCAAAACCGATACGATCACCCGCGAAGTCGTCAGCTTCCTGCGGAACAAAGATGCGTTATCAAACCGGGGTTTCGCGTTGATCGAATTGTCCGTATACGCACTTACCACACCTACTCCGTCAATAAACGATTGTCCTGTCGAACACGGTACTTTTGGGAATCGAGAAGCAATACGCGGCTGAGACTGTTGCGCTACCGTACGCAACGCCGCTTCGTACGTAGGCTTCTTCATTTCGAAATACTCTTGGATTGTTGGGATTGACATTATGACCTCCTGTTACCGTTCTTCCTTCGACTAATAAGACCTCTGTTAAGAAATCCCTGCGAAGGCACGACCCGGTAAACCGGATGCCATCTTTCCGTTCTCGCTTACCCCGGAGAACGAATCAAACGTGAGGGACGATCCGGATAACCCATATTTGAGTTACGACCCGGTTCAATGTAATAATACCACGATAAAAAACAAAATATCAAGAAAAAACTGGTTATTTTTTCTTCCTAAACTCAAATATCCGTTTCGACAACTCATCCGACTTCACCTGTAACTCTTTATACCGCGGCAAAGATGGATTTGAAAAATCAGGAAGTTTCACGATTTCCATCAATTGTTTATTCAAATCATCGATTGTTTCCGCTCCCGCCCCGGCTCCCTCTCCGAGTTTACCGAACATCCCTTCCCCGGTATACTTCGACGCCATATAATCCGTTATCGCGACAACTAAAGCCAACCCGTTCGCATCCAGCGTATCAAGCTTATCTGTTAACGCAGGAGGAACAATCTTTTTCAAAACCTCTTGCGCTTTCACTATGACGTTCGGCATATTCGCGCCGTACATTTTCGTCACAAGGTCAGTATACGCCTTTTGTTTCGCAATATCCTGTTCCTGCATCTCCTTGACCACACCCGCCACGTACGTCTCGTATTCTTTGACCATCTCCGAAGCCATATCCACGGGGATATTCATTTTAAAAAACATATTCGCGAAAAACTGGTCTGCTTTCTCATCACGTTTTCTGTTCACATCACCATCGTAATTCACAAATTTATACCCTTTCGCAGAATCCGGCGCTTTGAACACTTCTTTAAATATCTTCGATAGAAACTCACGTTTCTTTTCCGGGGGATCCGATTCCGCGGGAGGTACATACCCTTTTTTCCCGGCAAGAACTTGTAGTTCTGACGTGCGTTTCCATAAATCATCCACAGACTTTATTTCCGCAGCCCACGGCTCTTTCGCATACGCTTCCGGCACTTTAAACTCTACCGGCGATGTAGCCAGCGGTGTCGCTGGTGATGTTGCAGGAGGTGTTGCAGGGGGAGTAGGAGTTAATAGATCAGGCATCTTATGTTTCTCCTTCAGTTTGTTTCTCAGCCAATTCTTCTATCTTCGCCCGCATTTCGGGAGAAAGAAATCTTCGTAAATACCGATACACGCTTTCACGCACTGCGTTGTTCAACGTCATCTGCACATCAAGTTCTTGCGTCACTGTCACTGCTTCACAAGTGATGTTCATAAACCCCGTAAGTTTACATAACGCCGCGAACAACCGCATACCGTTCGATGTTTGCGCGACAGACTGAACTACCTCTCTAAATTCAACATCTAATGCCGCTTGTTTCTTCCGCATTTCTTCTATGCGTTTCAGATTGTCTATATACTTCTGATGAAACGGTGGCGGATTGTTTGGTAGGACTCCCATCTGTTTTCCTCCTTCAGTTAATTCGATTCTATACTACGTCCGCGCCTGCCATCGGCGCGCCATCAACAATGATCGCTCCACCTGCGGCAATATTCTGCATCATTGCGGCCGCATTTTTATTCGACGCGTTCGCTTGCGCATTCGACTGGTTCGCTTGCGCTTTTATCTTTTCCAGCTCGACCTGCAACCGTTGCGCCGCGACCTGCGCTCTGCCGTCTCTATCAACCTGCGCAGATTCTCTCGACCGCAATAACAAGGCATCTCCACCAGTCAACTGAGGCAATTGTTCCGCAAGTTCGTCTACATCAAGACGGTCTAAGATATCCTGTTTCCCTTGCGCAACCGCCAAGAACACGTTCAGCATATCAAGAGTCCCTTTAAGTTCTTCCGCGCGCATTGATCGGTGCGCGGGAGAAATAAACTCAATTGTATACCAATCCTCACCGGAATATATCAATTTCGCAACTTCATCCGGTATCAACCGCGGTTCAACCCCGCGCGCTTTCATCTCGTTTATCCTATCAGTATCTTCCCTGAACACGCCGAGTACGCCCATGCCGAACAAGATATTCACGCCGCGATCTATCGCCCACGTCCATTCTTTTTCGAGATTCGCGTATATCGGAGTCAACGCGTCTCCGCGAATCATCATCCGCAATTCTGCTTCACCCAATGTCATCCGCGAAGTGTTATTGAAATCATACAGTTTATCGATCAACATATGCTGTTGCACCGCTTCCCGCACAGACGTATAATAATTAAAAATACTCTGTAACTCGCCTACGTCGTATATCGGGTTTACCGGAGACTGCGTCATCGCTGAAATAAAGTCAAATGTGTTTATCGCCCGCGGCGACCGATCGAGTATCCCGCCGGAAACTATCGCATTATTTGACGCCCACAATGGAGGAAACACTTTCAATTCCGCGCCTAACATCATCATCTCAGTTATCGCATTTAACTGGACAACCGCGGGTAACGCATCCATCGCGTAACTTCTCCCATACGTCTCATTCGGCAACGTCAAACATCGCGTCACATATACCGGCCACGTGGCGTATCCGCTCTCTTGTACTTTTTTGCCTGACTGAACCTCAAACGTGATCGACCTCAACGGCAGACCCAAGTTCCCTTCTTTCAACGTCCCGTCGGGCAGCGTCCGCTCACTAAGATTCCTCGGTTCTATCGCTTCGCAAAACCAGACTTTATCATCGAGCTGCCCCGCGTCGAACTGTTTTTTCACCTCATCGCTCAGACTGTCTAACCCATACGCCCACACCGCCTGTTCAACGGACAATTTGAAATCGTAATAAAACGCAACGTCCTCCCCGTTCGGCCCGCGTAAAACGTAGAAATGCATCAACGACCGCGCCTGAAAAGAAAACGGATTCTGCGGCGTGTCCCCCTGTATCATCGCCAATGCGGAAGTTCCGTATACAAATATTTCCCCTAATTGTTCATTATACGCCGAAACGAGATTTGCTCTCGGATTATCGAACGCCTGGCAGAGTCTTCGTGTCACC